GCTGACCCTGCGTTACTTCGCGAAACCGCGAGCCCTCAGAGATCCGCTCCTGCAGGACGGCAGCAACTGGTTGACCACGAACGCGCCCGACCTGTGTCTTTACGGCGCACTGCTTGAGGCCGAGTCGTTTTTGAAGAACGACAGCCGTATCGCGGTGTGGAGGGACTTCTACACCGACGCGCTGGCGGACTACCGCGACCAGTGGAAGGAGGAGGAGTTCGGGGGGTCGCAGATGGTGGCGACGCTCGGATGAGCATCGGCGTCGTCAAGTTCGCCGAGTGGCTGCCCGACCTGCCGGCGCTCGACAACCCCGGGATGACCGAGGCGAAAAACGTCATCCCCTCGGACAGCGTCTACAAGAGCTTCCTGCCCGTCACCGGGATCGGCGACGCCCTGACCGCAGCCCCCATGGGCGGCGTGAGCGCGGTCGACACCTCGGGCGCCGGATACTTCTACGTCGGCACGAAGCAGAAGATCTTCGTTCGCGCAGGCTCGGGCTGGGCGGATCGGTCGGGGGCGACCTACACCACGGCGGACGAGGGCTACTGGTCGATGGTCCAGTACGACGACCTGGTGATCGCCACGAACTACAACGACGTGCCCCAGTGCGGCACCGCGGGCTCCGCGGCGACCTTCGGGGCGCTGGCCGTGTCGGGCACCGCCCCCTCGGCGCGCTGCGTCGGGGTGATCGGCCGGCATGTGGTGCTCGGGGACACGAACCTGACCGCGCCTGCACAGAACCGCGTGCAGTGGTGCGCGATTGATGACCCGCGTAACTGGCCCACCCCGGGCACCAGCACCGCGCAGAGTGTGCAGTCGGGCGAGCAGTACATGAACGCCGCCTTCGGCCCGGTCACGGCGATCGTCGGCGGGGAGAGCTACGGGCTGATCTTCCAGCGCAACGGCATCTCGCGCATGGCCTACGTCGGGGGCAATGTCGTGTTCCAGTTCGACACGATCGAGCGGGCCAGAGGCGCCTTGTTCCCGAACGCCGTGGTGCAGTTCGGGCGCCTGGCGTACTTCATCAGCGGCGACGGGTTCTACGTCACTGACGGAATCGACGTCAAGCCGATCGGCTCGCAGAAGGTCGACAACTACTTCGGCGACACGGTCGACACGACCTACAAGCACCGGGTGCGCGGCGCGATCGACTACGCCAACAAGTGCATCTACTGGGCGTACCCGGGGTCAGGCAACGTCGGCGGGCGCCCGAACCGCGTGCTGATCTACAACTACGAGGAGGGCCGCTGGTCGAGGGCTGAGGACCAGGTCGAGTTCCTCACCTCCGGCGTGACCACCGCGATCACGCTCGACGACCTCGACACCTACTTCGACTCGCTTGATATCGTCAGTCCTTCGCTCGACTCGGCGAACTGGGCCGGCGGAAACAACACGATCCTCGCGATCGATGGGAGCAAGAAACTCGGTGGGTTCACAGGATTGGCGGGAACGGCCGTGCTGGACGGGACGGAAGCGGAACTCACGAAGGGTGCGCTCTCCCGCGTGCAGGGCGTCAAGCCGCTCGTCGTGGGCTCTGATCCTGTACTCACCGTGGAGGTGGGCAGCCGCAACTCTCTCGGCAGCGCCGTAACCTACACCGCTGCGCGCACTCCGAACGCCCGCACCGGGTTCGCAGACCTGCGCAGCGAGGCGCGCTACCACCGCGCACGGGTGACGATCGCGGGCGCCTTCGACTCGGCGCTCGGGATTGAGTACCAGGCCGTGAGCAGCGGGGCGACCTGATGGCGATTCCGTACCTGTTCGTAGACGACCCGGACGAGCGCCGGCACCGCGAGCGCATCGCCAGCGCCATCAACGGCCTGATCGGGGGCAAGCTCGACGTTACGGGCACTTTCACGCTGGCCGCATCGGTGACGAGCACGGTGGTCAGCGACAACAAGTTCGAGGCAAATCAAGTGGTGCTGTGGGTGCCCCTGACCAGCAACGCCGCGGCAGCGCTCGGCGGGCTGTACCTCTCGGCGCGCTCGCGCGGGAGCTTCACCGTGACGCACGCCAGCACCGCCTCGACCGACCGGACGTTCGCGTATGTCCGGATTGGGTAGCGTGTTTGCCCTGCGCGCGGACCAGCTCGAGGAGCTATGGCCGCAGATCGAGCCGCACCTGCTGCGCTTCGAGTTCCAGACCGCCACCACGTCTGCTGCGTCGCTCAAGGCGCTCGCGCTGAACTGCGAGGCGCAGGTATGGGGCTACCAGGACAACGGGGTCATCCGCGGCGTCTGCATCACGCAGATCTACCAGCACCTGCGCGGCAAGTACTGCGCGGTGTTCGTGGCGGTCGGGGACCTGATGCCGATCCTGCACGACGGGCTGGCGCTGATCGAGGACTGGGCGCGCGGGCTCGACTGCGCCGCGATCGAGATCATCGGAAGGAAAGGCTGGCTGCGCGTGCTACCCGAATACCGCGAGCGCGCGGTTGTACTGGAAAAGAACCTTTTAAGAGGGCCGCAGTAATGCCGCTAGGTTTACTCGAGATGCTGCTAAGCAAGCGCCCCGACGCATTACAAAGCAGGCCGACGACTATCCCGCGGGGGCTCCTTGAAACAGGAAACATTGACCTCTATTCGCGGCCCGTTGTGAAAAATCCAGACGGATCAGTAAGCACCGTGCTCTCCATGAGCTTTGGAACCGATCAGGGAGAAATTCTAGTTCCAATGATTTCTCCAGACGGGCGGACCTTGTCCGAGCAAGAAGCGATAGACCTATATCGGAAAACAGGAAAGCACCTTGGCGTTTTCAAGACGCCAGATGAGGCTACGGCGTATGCCGAGTCGCTGCACAACCAGCAGGCTGACCTTTACGTCAAGCCAAAAGCCCGAGGCAAATAATGGCCAGTCTCCCCGGATTCCTGAATGTTCGGCAGGTGCCCTACGCCCCGCAGCCCCCCGGGCTCGGCGCCTACGGCCAGCAGGCGTACCGACTGGCGGGGGCGCCGCCGGCGTATAGCCAGCGTCCATACAACCTCGACGCCCCGCTCGCGCCGTTCCCGACCTCGGGCGGTGGCGGCGGTGGCAGCGACAGCGCGGGGCTTGCGGGCGGACTGCTTGCGGCGCTGGCTCAGAACCCGCAGGCGCTGTCGTCCCTGACGGACGCCGCAAGGAAGTTCTTCGGCGGATCGGGCGCAAGCCCGGCGCAGTTTCCGGGCTCGATGCTCGATACCGCGCAGAAGGCAGGCTCGCTCGCTGAAGCCCTGCCGGGCGCTGCGAACTACACCCCCACCACGCCGAACGTCCTGCAGCCCGGCGACATGGAATCCCTGCGCCCCACCTCGACGGGGTCGATCCCCACGCCGGCGCAGTACCCGGGCTCGATGCTCTCGACCGCGCAGTCCGGGGCGCCGCTCTCAGGGCTGCTCGGTCCCTCGGCAGTCGCCGACCCCATCACCCCGGTGAACGTGCTGCAGCCCGGGGACCTGGCGGCGATCAATTCGCCCCCTCCGGCGATGGCCTCGATCCCCGCCCCGGGCGTGACCTTCGCGCCCGACCTCTCCAGCCTCAGCAGCCTCGCAGGCGCGGGCGGGGGTGGAGCAGCGGGTGCGGGCGCAGCTGCCGGCGCTACCGCAGGGCTCGGCAGTCTCGGCACGCTCGGTGGGCTGACCTCGACCGGGCTGGGCTCGGCGGCCACCGGGTCGCTGGCGGCCGCTGCAGCCCCGGGCGCAAGCCTCTCCGGGATGCTCGGCGCGTCCGGCTCGATCGCCTCTCAGGCAGGCGGCATGGGAGCGGCCCTGGGGGCCTCAGGCGGCGGTGCAGCGGCGACGGGTACGGCAGCGGCGGTTCCCGCTGCAGCAGCCCCCAGCGCAGGTCTGGGAGCCTTGGGCACCGCGGGCGCGGGCTTGGGGTTGCTCGCGGGCGGGGCTTACGCTGCGGACAGCATCGGCAAGGGCAAGGAAGGCCGTGCGGCGGTCGGCGGGGCGGTGGCGGCGGCGTCCGCGGGATACCTGGCCGGGTTGACGGGACTCGCGGCACTCGGCCCGATCGGGCTGGTGGGCGCGGGCGTTGCGGCACTGGCCGCCACCCTCACGAACACCAAAGAGTTCGGCGACAAGGCGTTCTCGAATTACTGGGCCGGCGTCGAGCAGGGCAGGGGCGTCGGGGAGAGTGACCCGGTCGAGCTTGCGCAGGGGTTTGTGAACCTCTACCGCACCAACAAGCTGAACTTCCCCGGGCAGTACGCCTACGGGCGAAAGGGCAACGAAGACTTCCTGTTCGACATGACCCAGCAGATCAACGGCGCGGTGACGAGCGGCGCCGTGCCGGCTGACTCCAGCCCCGGCACGATCTACGAGCAGGTGGTCAAGCCGTGGATGTCGAAGATGGGCGGTGGGTCTGACGACGAGCGCCTGAACGCCGTGCAGGACCACATGATGACCGACCTGATTTTCAACTATCAGAACGGCAAGCCGATCAGCAACGCGCAGGTCAAGAACGACAGCGGCTATCGCATCGTCAGCGAACGCCCGGTGTACCCGGGAGCCGCGCCCTCGCCGCAGCCGAGCGCCGCCCCTCCGGTGATGTCAGCCGAAGCGCCAGGGGGCGAGATGCCCTCGCTGTCGAACGACATGTACTACTTCGACCCGGCGCAAGACGGCCCGGGAACGCCTGCAGCCGACGCGCCCTCGCTCGCGAACGACATGTACTACTTCAACCCGGCAGACGACATGCCCGGCACGCCTGCAGCGCCGTCGATGATGCCGACTCAGGGCGCCGAAACCATGGGCTACGTCCAGCCCGGCGGCCTGCTCGGCGCGTTCGCGAATCGCAACAACATGAACATCGACCCCATCTACGCCGGCCTGCTCGCGCAGTTCGGGAGGTACGCATGAGCAACGACAGCAACTCCGGATCGTCTGCGATCCAGGTCCCCGCCCCGGCGGGCCAGCAGCCCTACCAGACCTCGAGCCCCGGCACCGCGGTGCTGCAGACTCAGGGGCCCTCGTGGCAGCAGCCGTACCAGGCCAAGGGCCTCGAGTACGCCCAGAACATGCTGAACATGGGCGCCCCGCAGCAGTACGGCGGGCAGACGGTCGTGCCGTTCAGCGGGCAGACCGAGCGGGCGATGCAGGGCATCGAGCAGCGGGCGCTGGCAGGCTCGCCGCTCGTCAATCAGGCGACGCAGTACGCGCAGAACCAGCTCGCCGGCACCCCGACATCCTCGTTCGGGTCGCAGTCAAACCCGTACCTCGACCAGATGTTCCAGCGCGCAGCGACCAACAGCCGCTCGCAGCTCGAGGGCGAGTTCGCCCGCGCCGGGCGGAACGTGAACGCCGCAGCCCCGATCCGCGGGCAGCAGCTCAACGACCTGGCGACTCAGTTTTACGGCAGCACCTACGAGAACAACCAGCAGCGCGCGCTCTCCGACATCCTCTCGCAGCGCGGCCAGCAGGGGCAGGCGCTCGGCATGGTCGGGCAGCTCGCCGAGCAGCCCTACCTCGACATGCAGCGCCTCGGCTCGGTCGGGGCGTCGGTCGAGGACCTGGCGGGCCGCGTGCAGCAGGACCAGCGCGGCCGGTTTGACTACGAGCAGCGTGCGCCGCAGGTGCTGCTCGACCAGTACCTCTCGCGCGTGAACGGCAACCTCGGGCAGAGCACCTACGAGCCCTCGGGCGGCACGAACAAGACCGCCGGGATGGTGGGCGGCGCGCTTACCGGGGCTGCGCTCGGCAGCCAGTTCAGTGACAACGGCTGGGCGGCGCTGCTCGGGGCGCTCGGCGGCGGCATCCTCGGGAGGAAGGGATAATGGGAATCCTCGACCAGATTGTGGGCAACGCGGGCAACACGGGGCAGCCGCGGCGCGGATTGCTCGGTGCGGTGGGCGGTGCGCAGGGCCTGCTGCAGAACCCGGCAACGATGGACCTGGGCCTCGCGCTGCTTGCGAACAGCGGGTACAGCAGCCGACGGCGCGGGTTCGGGGAGATCCTCGGCACCTCGATGCTGCAGTCGCGGCAGATGGCCGCCGAAGCTGCCCAAGCGAAGCTGCGCGAGCAGTACATGCAGGCGCAGATTCAGGCGATGAACGCCCCGGGAGCGGCTCCGCAGCGCCGCATCGTGAAGGGCCCAGACGGCCTCGACTACTACGAGGACGGGACGCGCGTACTGCCGAACGTGGAGGCGCCTGCTGCGATGCCGAAGCCGCGCGAAAGCCGCCAGGTAAACGTTGGAAATATGGTGCGCACCGAGGAGTTCAACCCCGAAACCGGGCGGTGGGAACTCCTTGGCGAAGGCCCGCGGTGGAATCCCAGCAACACGGGCACCGTGGTCAACGTCGGGGCGCGGGGGCCTCAGCTCGGGACCCCTCCGCCTGGAATGTACCGCCCGATAGAAGGCGAGCCTGGCTTGGCGCGTGAGCCCGGCGCACCCGACAGATCAACGGAGGGTGAAAAGTCGACCGCGAACTTTTTGGGGCGAATGCAGGCAGCCGAGCCGCTGATCGGCGACTACGCTCCCTCGACTCAGGACTACATGGCCGCGACGAGCATGATGAAGGGCGGCGCCTTGCGCGCCTCGATCTCCAACCAATTCATCACCCCGCAAGGCCAGCTGTTCTATCAAGCGGCGGCCGATTGGGTGCGCGCAAAACTGCGAAAAGAATCAGGCGCAGTCATCGGCCCGGAAGAAATGGAGCAGGAAATCAAGACTTACTTTCCTGTGCCCGGCGACAAAGCCGAAACAATCCAACAGAAGAAAATCGCGCGTGCTCAGGCTGCAGCCGGAATGCTGGGCATGGCAGGTACCGCAGCAATCTCTGCGCCCCCCGTCGCGCCCTCCAACTCAGCGCCTGTAAAGCCTGGAAAGCGCGTCAAGGTCGACGCCAACGGGAACGTGAGGCCGTAGCGCATGGAAATCGAACTTCCTGACGGCACCATCCTCGAAGCACCGGACGGCGCCGACCCGTCGGTTGTGGCCAAGGCATATCTGGCGAAACAGCGCCGCCGCCGCTCCCCTCTGGAGTACGCCTCGGGCCTCGCCTCGCAGTTCAATCAGGGCATCTCGGTCGGGTTTGCTGACGAGCTGCAGGCTGGTGGGGAAAACCTGGTCAACCGGGCGACTAGGGGCCGCGTCGGCTCCCCGTATGCCGACTCGATGGCGCGGCAGCGCGGCGAGCGGCAGCAGTTCCAGCAGGACAACCCGTACGCATCCGCAGCAGCTACCGCCTTGGGCGCCGTGCTGCCGTCCGCGGCATCCGCCATGTTCGCAGCGCCGGCAGCCATCGCGAGCGGGGGCAAGAGCGCTTTTGACCTGCTGCGCAACTCACTGTTCGGGGGCGGCACGTCGGTGCGCCCGGTCAATACCGTGTTCGATGCCGTGCGCGAAGGCGCGCGAGCCGGTGCGATCCCGGGCTTTGTCGCAGGCGCCGGAACAGCCGAGCCCGGGCAGCGCCTCGAGGGCGCCGTCGTAGGCACGGCTCTGGGCGGAGCGGTCGGTGGAGCGGTCGGCGGGGCGATGCAGGGCGGCCAGGTGCTGTCGCGCAAAGTCGAGCCGTACCTGAGGCGCGTGACCGATGCACTGAACCTGGAGGCGGGGTCAGTGTCCCGCGCCGTACCTGCGGGCCCTGGCGTCCCCGGTGGAACTCCCACGATTACCAGCGCGGAAGCCAAGATCCTGCGCGCCATGGAGGAAGCCGGCATCACCCCGGAAGCTGCCGCGATGGCGCTGGAGCGGGCGCGTCGTGCCAATGTTCCGCTCGGCCTAGCCGATGTCGGCGGGCAGCCGATTCAGCGCCTCACGCGCGCCGTGCGCACTCTGCCCGGGGAAGGCAGCGCGATCGTCGATGACGCACTGTCGACGCGGGCAGCGGGCCAGCAGGATCGCCTGATCGGTCAGCTTGAACGCGGGTTCGGGCGAGTCAGCAGCAGCAATGCAGGCGGTCGCGCGGATGCGCTGATTGCTCGCGCGCGCACTGAATCAGGCCCGCTATACCGTCAGTTGGACAGCTTGCCCGAGGTCACCGATCCGACGGTGCTGCGCATCTTCTCAACGCCCTACGTTCGCGAACAGGTGCAGTCTCTGGAGGCCTCGCGCCGCTCGCTCGGGATGCCCGTCAGCGACCTTTACGACGAGGCCGGTAACCTTCTGCGTCCGATCACCTTCCGAGATGTCGACTCGGTCAAGCAGTCGATCGACGACGGTCTGCGATCGGTGTACCAGCAGGGGCCGAGGCCCGCCGACAAGGCGCCAGGCATCGCCACACGGCAGATGCAGCAGGACCTGCAGCAGCTCCGGCGCGAGCTGATTACCGCAGCCGACGCAGCCCCGGGCGGGCAGACCTATCAGAGCGCCCGCTCCAGCTACGCGGGGCCGGCGCAGGCCCGCGACGCGTTCGAGCAGGGCCGCGAGCTTCCGCGCACTCCCACCGAGCTGCAGGACGTTCGCGCGTCACTCTCCACCCTGTCGCCTGCGCAGCGGAAGTGGTACGAGCGCGGCGCCCTTGAGAGCTTGCGGAACAAGATCGACCGCACGCCTGATCTGACGGGAAATCGAAACGCCGTGGGCTCGATCTACGGCAGTCGCGCCGAGCGAGCGAAAGTGCAGGAGGTGGTCAACCCTCGCCGCCGAGGCCTGCTCGATGAAGCGCTGATGATGGAGAACCAGGCGGCGCAAACCCGAAACTTCGTTGCGTCCGGGTCGCAGACCGCCGACAAGGCGGCCGAAGCACTGGATACCGCCGCCAGCGTCGCGACCGATGCGGCTACGGGCAACAAGCTCGGCCTCCTGCGGACGGCGGGGGAGTGGCTGCGCACCCGAGTCTCTCAGGAGACCGGCGCGGAGATTGCCCGGCAGGTCACCAACTTCGACAACCCGGCCGCACAGCAGGCGTTCCTCGAGCGCCTGGTGCAGCTGCGCCGGCAGGGCGCCTTGCAGGCGCGGGACGTGTCTGAGGTGGCGCAAGCCATGGCAAAGACTACGACCCAAGGGGATACCCCATGAGCGCTATCAGCACCTGGTCGACAAACGCCGCCGTCAACTCCTCCGCGTCCCCTGACGGAGCGCCCGAGGGGATGCCCCCGAGCGGGGTCAACGACACGATCCGCGAGCTGATGGCGCAGATCCGCACCTGGTACGAAAACGCGCAGTGGGTCGACCTCGGCTTGACGCACACGCGGGTGTCGGGCGGGTCGATCACGCTCGCCGGGGATTACACCCCGGTGTACACGGTCGGGCGGCGACTCAAGATGGCCGGGAGTTCGACAACCTACGGAACGATCTCCGCTTCCACCTACAGCGCCCCGACGACGACGATCACAATCGCGGAGTTCAACGCCCCGAACACGCTTTCCAGCGTGTCGCTGTCGATCCTGACGCCCGAGAATTCAAGCCTTCCGACAAAGTTCCCCGCAGGGCCCACCGATTTCACCGGGGGGCTGTTGCGGGTCACCGAGGACGTGGCGCACGCGACGGGGGCGGGGCTCGAGCTGGCCTACGATCCCGACAACACCATCGCCACGGTGCAGGCCTACGACCGCACCGGCGCGGCTGCGGTGCCGCTGGTTATCAACGGCAGCGAGATCAGCCTGCGCGTGAACGGGACCGAGGTCGCAGGGGTCGACGCCGCTTCAGCCGGGATTGCATGGACCCTCGCCGGGTCGATGCGCATCGCCGGGGCGGCGACCTTGGGCGCTGCAGCTAACCCCGGCATTTTCAGCTACGAGTACCCGACCGTCCGGCAGTACATCGGCGACGCCACGGGCTACTCCGTGAGCTGGTCGAACCGCACCGGGTCGGTCACGGCGGATGTGATGACGCTTTCCGACCAGGGCGTGCTGACGCTGCGCGAAGGCGGCCCGTTCGGTCCGATCGTTGCGCTGATCGACGAGGCCGCCAGCGCCGACAATGGTCGTGTGCGCTGGAGGAACACCGGCGAGCAGACGTACCTCGAGGTCTACAACGACGCAGACAGCGCCTCCGAGGCTGCCTTGATCGTTGACCGCACCGGGGCAGTGGTCGACAAGGTGACGATCGCCAAGGTCCTGAACTTCGGCACGCACACGACGAGCAGCTCGGCGACGGCAGGCGGTGCATCCGCGCTGCCCGCGACCCCTTCGGGCTACGTGACCATTCAGGTCAACGGCTCCACCAAAAAAATCCCCTACTACGACTAGGAGCCAAGATGCCCGACCCTCTGGCCGAGTTTGATTACCGTTTACGAGATGTCGAGAGCAAAGTTACGACGCACGAAGCGGTGTGCGCGGAGCGTTATCAGCAAATCGTCGACGGCGCAAAGCACATGCGCAACGAGCTGGCCTCGACCAATCAACTGATCCGCGTTGTGGCGCTCATGCTGCTCGCCGGGATGGCCGGGGTGTTGATCTCGCAGGTGTTCAAGTGAGCGACCGCATCTCGCGGAACTTCACGGTCGCCGAGATGACCGTCTCCGCCGCCGCCGCTCGCGCAGGGCGCACGGTCGAGCTTGCCGAGCACGTCCGACCGAACCTCGAGCGCCTCTGCGAGGAGATCCTCGAGCCGCTGCGCGCCAGCCTGCGCAAGCCGATCGTAGTTATCTCTGGTTATCGACCGCCGTGGCTCAATCGCCTGGTCGGGGGTAGCCCGCGCTCGCAGCACATGATTGGCGAGGCCGCGGACATCATCGTGCCGGGGCTGACGCCGCGCGAAGTGTGCGAGCGGATCGTGAAGCTCGAGCTGCCCTTCCACCAGCTGATCCTCGAATTCCCGCCGCAGGGCTGGGTCCACGTCAGCGTCGCACCGCAGGGCGCCCGCGCCCCGGGCAAGCAGATCCGCACCGCGCGGAAGATTAACGGACAGACACGCTATCTGGAGGGCCTCGCATGAACATCGACAACCTCAAGCGCGCCGCAAGCGCTCGCATCAACTACGACTGGATCGGGCTGGCGACCGCGCTGCTCGGGTTCCTGATGGCCGCAGACCTGAGCTTTATCCCGCAGCGCTGGACCGGCGCGGTGCTGCTGTGCCTCGGCATGGGGAATGTTGTCCTTGCCTGGTATCGCTCCCAGCTGCAGATCGGCGGCCAGAAGTCGCTGGACTGAATGTCCGCCTCAAAACGCGGGCAGCGACGCACCGATCTGACGGATCGGGTCGTGCTTGACGTGATCGACAAGGCCAGGCGCACTGCGCCCACCCGGTGGAGAGTTGAGGCTGCGTCGGTGCTGGGGATTCACCCGAGCGCGCTGCGATCACGCATCGACACGATGGAGCGGCACGGCCGGATGCCCGCGGAGCTTGCCGCGCCCATTGAGCCGCAGCTTGTCGATAAAGGGTTCCTCGTCGATGCCCTCCCCGAGGGCGACATCCCGATCGAGCAGCTCGTCGAGCAGCGCAAGCGGCAGTTCCAGTTCAAAGCCCGGCACGAGGAGGCCGCGAAGCTCTTGCCCGTCACGGTCACGATGCGCGGGGCGATCGGGCTGCTGCATTTCGGCGACCCGCACGTTGACGACGACGGGACCGACATCGAGGCGCTGGAGCGGCATACGCAGCTCGTGCGCGACACGCCGGGGCTGTTCGGGTGCAACGTCGGCGATACGTTGAACAACTGGACCGGGCGACTGGCGCGGCTCTACGCCGAGCAGTCGACCTCGGCAGCGCAGGCGTGGAGGCTTGCGGAGTGGTTCGTGCGCCGCTGCGACTGGCTCTACATGATTGCCGGGAACCACGACTTATGGTCCGGGGCGGGCGACCCGCTGAAGTGGATCACCAAGCAGCAGGGCAGCCTCTACACCTCGTCCGAGTGCCGGATGGGGCTGAAGTTCCCTAGCGGCCTGACCGTTCGCGTCAACGCCCGGCACGACTTCGCCGGGTCGAGCATTTGGAACCCCGCCCACGGCCCGATGAAGGCCGCGATCATGGGCACCCGCGACCACCTGTACGTCGCCGGGCACAAGCACGAGAGCGCCTACAGCGTGCTCAAGTGCCAGAACACGGGCATCGCGATGCACGCCCTTAAGGTCGCCTCCTATAAGGTCTACGACCGCTACGCCCGCGAGAAGGGCTTCCGCGACCAGGCGTTCAGCCCCTGCGCCGTCACCGTCATCAACCCGGCGCTGCCCGAGACGCACCCCGATCTCATCAAGATATTCTGGGAGCCCGAAGCCGGCGCCGACTACCTGACCTGGCTGCGCCGCCGTGACTGACCCGGCGCCGCTCCCCTGCCGCACCTGCTTCTGGGCTGCGGACGTCACCCGCGACGCCCCGAAGGTCTGGTGCGCGCACGCCGGCTGCCACGGTTGGATGACCGACCTGCCGGCCTGCGGAGGCGGTGCGTTCGTCAAGCGCCGGCCGTGGCATCACTCCATCGAGGCGTTCGAGAAGCATGCCGGCGTTGTGGGCGGTTAGGTTCGCCCCGCAGCTGCTCGGCGCGCTCCTGGTCGCGGGGCTGCTGTGGGCGGGCTACAGCTGGGCGCACGACCGCGGCACGGCCTCTGAGCGGGCACGCTGGGAGCAGGCGACCCGCGAGGCCGGGGAGCGGTTCGCCGAGGCTCTGGCGGCGCAGCAGGCCCGCCTCGAGCAGCTCGACGGGGAGCTGGGCAAGGCGAGGCGGTCGGCGAACAAGACTCGGGAGAAACTCAGCGATGCGATCCAATTCGACCCGGCCGCTCGTGACTGGGCTCGCGAGCCTGTGCCTGGCCGCGTGCGCGACGCCCTCGGTGATCCTGCAGTGCCCGCCGATCCCGCGGTCGCTGACTGAGACTTGCGAGCCGGAGCCGCGGGCGCTCGAGGTCAACGGCGACCTGGCGCAGGCGCTGGTTGATGCCCGCGAGTGTCTGGTCGTCAGCTCGCTGCGGCTGCAGGCGATCGCCGAGCTGGCGGACTGTCGAACGTCTGCTGAACGGCCAAAACCCACCCGCTGACCTGTCCAAAACTCCCGGCGCGGCCTTTGATTTCTTTCGCAATTTTGCGCATGTGCTGGTCGTTCTTTTTTGGACACCAAATGCGCGGAAGTGCCTTAATTTCCAGCACTTGAGCACACCCCGCAACGGTACTGCTGCATCATCGGCGTGTGGTCTAAGCCCATGATTCCATTAGGGCTTCTGTCCAATATTCCATAACTGTCCAATACTCGGCCCGTCCACGAGCACATCCGAGCGGTCCCGCAGATACCGGGCCGTGTTCGCCTTCGTCCGGTGCCCGAGCAGCTGCTGGGCGTCCAATCCCTGCGCCTGCGCCGCCGTCGCAGCCAGTGCGCGCAGGTCGTGCAGGTGCGCGTCGGTGATCCCGGCCGCCTGACAGGCCGTGTCCCATTGCAGGCGGATCGTGCGGTAATCCGGCGCCTTCCCGCGCCTGTTCCGCAGCAGCGTCAGCGTCGGCACCGACCCTTGCAGCTCGGCCGCCCGGCGCACGGCGTCTCGCATTCTCGGGGTCCAGCGCACCACCAGCCGGGCACCTGTCTTCTGCTGGGCGAACCGGATGCCGTCGTCGGTGATGTCCGAGCGGCGAATGCGCAGCACGTCGGTGATGCGCTGCCCGGTCGTCACAGACAGGTCGATGATGACCTGGAGCCGCTCGCCGGACTGGGCGTAGATCGCGGCAAGCTCGGCGTGGGAGATCAGGCGGGTGCGCTTCTTCTCGGCGTGGCGCTTGATCCCGACGCAGGGGTTTTGTGTCACGAGGCGCCGCTCGAGCGCCCAGTCGAACACCGCCCGCAGCACCGACAGGTGCCGGTTGCCCATGTTGGGCTTGGTCGCCCAGTCTGCGCGGAACTCGGCCACGTCCGCAGCCGTCACCTGCTCAACCCGGAACTCCGCGAACGCCTGGCGCAGCACCTTGGCAGCCAGCTCGTACTGCTTGCGCGTGCTCGGCTTCACCCGCGGCAGGATCTCGACCATCGCGTCCGCGATCACGCACGGCATCGTCCCGCGCCCAGCCGGCTGGTAGGCGGCAGCGTAGGCCGCCAGCGCCTCAGCCAGCGTCGAGCCCAGCCGCAGCCATTTGCCGGCGCGCACGAGCCAATGGGCCCCGTGGCGCTGGTACACGCAGGGCGGCAGGTGCTTGTTATGCTTGCGCGGTCGGCCCATTGGTTCGCTTCACTTGAGGGTGTCTCGGTTTCGGAGAGTGCGCCAGCTCGAGCTGGGATCGCAAGACGACCAGGGTTTTGTCTTTTCTGACCATCGGGACGATGCCAAGGTAATCAAGCACCCGCCGCTGTGCGGTCGGCTTCTGCTTGCCGGTCAGGGCCACCAGTTCCTCAGTCGTCAGAAACATCACCGCCCCTCGCACGAATTGCAGCAGCCGCGTCCCACGCATGAGAATCACTGTCGCGTCCGCCGATCTCATCGCACACCTTCGCGCACGCCTCACGCTCGGCCTTGACCGCCGCAGCGACCTCATCCGGCTCCGCAAGCGCAGCGCGGAGGGCCGGGATTGCCTCGTCGCAAATGCGTAACCCCCTGCGCTGGGCTGCGGCGTATGACTGCATCGCTTCCAGCGCCGTCAGCGCCTGCTCGGCGGCTTTGCGGAGATTGCTCACGGCTGCACCTCCTCTCGTTGTTTTTCCCGAAGGGTCGCGATGTAGGCCACGTCGGCCAGACAGGTCAAGTTGTCGGTCAACTCGACCGGGACGCTTGTGCCATCTTTCGTTTCCACGCACTGCGTCAGGTCATTGAATCGCAACCATTCGCTCATGACTCCACCTCCTTGATCGCGTCGATGGCGCGCTGCGCTGCCCGATCTGCCCGCGCCGCTTCCCTTGCCGACCGCGCATCCGCTGCCAACGCTGCTGCGTCGTGCGTTCGCTCTGCCAGCCCCCTCGCTTCCCCCCTCAGTATTCGATCTACTCGCACCGCAATAATCGCCACCACCGCTTCCGCCGCTGCTGCCGACGCTGTCCACGCTCTCCACTGCGCTGCGTACGCCGCTGCCGACGCCGCTGCGTCCTGCGTCCGCTCTCTAAGCATCCTCTGCCAAGCCCCAACATACGTCGGCGCAGGCTGGTGCGCTTCCAGAGCGGCCCACATCTCGTCCAGTTTGTCGGTCACGCCCCACCTCCGCGCGAAATCGACCGCAGCGCGATCGGCGTCGGCGCCTCAGGCAGCGCGTCCGGGATGAACCCGGTCCCCTGCATGCTGCCCGTGACCTGCATGTGCTTGGTCTCCGCGGTCGCGGTGTTCACGATCACCTGGGCGACAGCGGCAACGGTGCGCGCACGCTCCAGGTCCATCGGCTCGTCCTTGTCCTGCAGCGCTTCGAGCACCGCAAACAGGTGATCCCGCAGGTGGCTAATTTTGTTCTTTGTGTTGCTCATCTCGCGCTTTCTCCATGTGATTGATCCGCCGCACGAGGCCGGCGCGAATGTAGATGACTTCTGTAATCTCGGGCGGCAGGTTGTGCAGGCTGTTCCTGAGCATCGACTCGCGCATCGTGATCAGCTCGAGCGCGTCGGGCGTGATGTCCTCGAGCCGCGTCGAGAACCTGCCCGGCTTGAACCGCAAGGCGTGCTTCGGCGGAATCGGGCCGTGCGCCCCGATCCACACCAGGCGGTGGACCGCGACCCAGTTCATGGCGCCTCGGTTGCCCTCGCGGACCTTTCGGTCGAGATAACCATCACTGTTCACCCTGTGACTCCCGATCGGCACCCAGTTGTGGGGCTTTTGACCTTTCTCGAACTGGGTGAGCTGCGCGCGCCCACCTGCGCTGAAGCGCTGGCCGACATTCCAGGGGCGCTGGCCGGGGCGGAAGCGGCCCGACGTGCCTCTGTTCTTGCCGTTGACCCTGCCGCTCATCGGCGAGGCGAGATACTCGGCGGTTTTGTGCAGCCCGCGCACCCGTGCCTGCGCGTAACAGGTGATCGTGCTGCGCCCCAGCAACGCGGCGACCTCGGCGGTCGGCCGATGCGGGTACTCGCGCGCCAGCACCTCGAGGTCGTGCGCGGTCCACGGCCGGCGCTTGCGCTTAGGACTCATCACGCCCACCCCGCAGGCACTCCAGCCGCGCCGCACTCAGCGCCGCACCGATCAGCGGCTCGGCCCAGTCCGTCGCCAGCACCCAGTCGACGCACTCCCAGTCTTCATCTGAGCTGCAACGACGCCACAGTTCCTCGACCTCGATCTCGTCCGGAATGCCTTCTTCGGCGAGGTCGGGGTCGTCCAGGCGATACGCCGGGGCGCCGGGGTCGTAGATCACGTACGCGGCCCAGTCCACGCCGGCGTGGTTGAATTCCACCCTCATGCGCGAATCTCCACCCGCTGCCCGCTCTCCAGCCACGCCCCGTCGATGAGGCGGCCGGCCTTGAGTGCATCCTTGAGCGCCTTCTTGTCGGGCTTCGGGGGAGGAGCGGGCTGCTGCACCAGGAACTCCTCGGGCAGCTCCACTCCATCCGCCAGGCGCACCGACTCGGGGTTGTTGCGCAGGGCGATCGTGAACTCGGGGGACTCGATCTTGGTGATCCCCGTCGCTTGCAAGTTAAACAGCAGGTAGGCGCGCACCTGGTCGCCACGCCGGCGCATCCGCGCAGCCCGCGCCGCGAGCGCCTTGGCAGCCCCCTCGACCATCTCCGCGTTCGCCTCGACGTTCGCCACGAAAGCCGCGACGCTGACCGCCTTCTGCTGGATCGTGCCCTCCAGCGCCTCCAGCGTGTCCCTGATGACCTCCGGCGGCAGATCGTCGGTCGTGTCCGCGAGCGCCTCCAGCTCGCGGTGCTGCTGCGCCAGCTCGTACAGCGCCGGCAGCTTCACGGCGCCACCTCCGCGGCGGGCTTCAGGCCGTCGTAGGTCGCCTTGAACAAGCACTTGCTGCTCTCGTCCTTCGCCTCGCTGGCGTGTTTCCACGCAGCGCTGAACGCGGAGCGCAGGCTCGCCGCGTCGGTCGCCTCCTGCATCCCGAGGACATGGTCGAAGCGCTCGTCCTCGGTGAGCGGGTGCGCTGCGGCGACCGAGGCCACGGCCTCGTCGATGCGCTGCGGCGTGACGTTGCGCTCGCGCTCGTCTGCGACGATGTCGGCGGTCTCCTCGGCGCTGTACAAGCCGACTGCGATACCGGGGAACGTCGAGCGCACGCCCTCGCTGATGCAGCGGGCGCGAAGCATCGCCCGGGGGTACGCCTTCCACGGCCCGCGGTTCGCGAGGCCGGCGGACTTCGCCCGCTCGATCGTCCAGTCAATCTCGACCGAGCCTCCCTTCGGGTGGCTGAACTCGCCGCGCACGACGGCGTCGGTCATTTCGATCCAGCGCACGCGCCCGCCCGCGGCCTGAAAGCGCGCCAGCATCGCGTCCGCTCGAAGGGCGGGGCGCCCATCAATGACGTGGTACTCCTGCATCGCCCGGGCGGGGTGCACGCCGTCGGCCTGCGCCATCAGCAGCAGGCTCATCGCCTGATCGGGGGTCTTGCACTGGAACATGTTGCTCTTGGCGAGCGTCGCCGCCATGCGCTCGAGCTGGGTGTAGGGCACCGGCTCGGCGTTGATCACTGCGTTGGTCATTCTCCGTCCTCCGATCCCGGGGTCGGGGCGCGGACAATCCGCAGCCCTCGGCCGGTGATGTTCTTGATGGTCAGGCCGCCTGCGGCGAGCGCGCGGACGAGCGTGCCCACGAGCACGTCGTCGGCGATCTCGAGCGTCTGCAGGGGCGCGGTGCTGGGCGCGGCGGCCGCAAGGTCGCGGACCTTCCTTCTCCAGGCTTCTTCGGTCACGAGCGCACCCTCGCGGCGCTGACGGTCAGGCCGTCGTTGCGCAACCGCTTGCACGCCCAGTCGGGCGGGGGGAGCGTCTCATCGAGGATGCGGCGACGGCGCTTGGCGGCGACGCCCTCAAGCAGGCCGGCGAGGGCTGCCAGCGCGGCGAGCGTGAGCAGGCCGGCGGCAAGCGTCACGACCAGGCTCACGTCTCGAACTCCCGGCACATCATCTCGATGTCCGTCAGCGCGAGGTTGCAGAGGCGGTCGGCCTCGTTGTGCTCCCGGAAGCGCTCCTCGGCCTGGCGGCGGAGGGCGCGGGCGCGGCGCCACAGCGCCACGAGCCGCAGCTCGTCCTCGTCGAGGTCGAGGTGGTCGTCGGCTGAGACAGGGTCGAGTCGGCGGGTTGCGAGCTGCATGTGGCCTCCTGAGTGAGAGGCCACTATACCGGACGGGTAATCTTAGTCAATACCCCGTAGGTAAACTTTCGAAGCGGAGCGAACCGCGCAGGTTTAGTCGCCCGTCAGCTCATTGAGACTTTGTTGCGAGTGGGGGGGGGGGGTATCACCTGCACCACCGGATTGCAACGGGGGCTTGCGCATCCGCTGCGCCAGCTTGTGGTGCTTGACCATGCTGTGCACCAGGGAGGCCACCTGCTCGCGCATTTCCTTCGGCAGCTTGTCGATCTCGTGCGCGACGTCGACCGAGTCCTTGGTCACCGGTATGCCGTACAGAATGATCGTCTCCCCGGCGGCGGGCGCCTCGAAGGGCCTATCCATGCAGCCGGGCTGCAACTCGTAGACCGCCTCAATGTGGCGCGCCATGTCGTCGCCAATCTTCTTCGTTTTCAGGTAACGGCTGATGAGATTCGCCGGTCTTTCCAGCTTTTCGGCCACGCGGGCCTGCTTGCCTTCACCGAGCGCCTCGACCAGTACTCGAAGATTGTTGCGACGGATCTCGTAAATGTCCATACCCCAAATGTAACTTTCTGCACCGAAGGGTGAAATGAGCGGCTGGGTGCATTTCGGTTGCATCTGATGCACCTGCTGGGTAATCTTCACGGCATGAACCTCCAGAAATTCCTGCAGAGCCTACCCGCCCCGGACCGCGACGCCTTCGCGCTGACGATCGGAACGACGCCGGGATATGTCCGGCTCCTCCGTCTTGGGCACAAGCGGGTCGGTCCCGCCATGGCCAAGAAAATCTTCGCCGCCACCGACGGCCAGGTGGGCCTGCACGAGCTGCGCCCCGACATCTGGGCGCCCTCGGCGTTGGGCCGGTCGGCCGAGCTTTCTTTACTCAGAGGGTAATCCTTTGGATAAGTTCCGAGGCGTACACACATGACACAGACCGAATGCATCCGCGCCGCACTTTTGAGCGGTAGCGAGCTGACGGCGCTCGACGCGCTGAACCGCTACGGCTGCTTCCGCCTCGCCGCCCGCATCGACGAGCTGCGGGAGGAGGGCCTGCCCATCGAGACCGTGATCGAGAGGCAGGGTGGGAAGCGCTACGCCCGGTATCGGCTCGTCGGACCGGTGCAGCGGGGGTTGTTCCCCTCGTGAACTTCTACAAGCACTTCATCGGGGACTTCCAGCGCGACACGGGTCACCTGTCGCTGATCGAGCGGGGCGCGTATCGGGCGCTGCTGGATCATTTCTACGCCACCGAGCGGCCGCTCCCGACCGACATGACCCAGTTGGCCCGACTGGTGGGGGCAGCGTCGAAGGCGGATCGCGATGCGATCAAGCGAGTTCTCGCCGAGTTCTGGGCGCTCGAGCAAGACGGGTGGACCAACGCCAGGGCGAAGCTCGAGATCGCCAAAGCGGACGAGCAGCGAGGCACGAATCGTCGCATCGCCGTGGAGCGAGAGGCCAAGCGCAAGGCGCCCCGCAATGAGCACGAACCGAGCACGAGTCGTGCAACGAATCGTTCAACGAACGCCTCACCTCTCCAGACTCCAGACTCCAGACTCCAGACAGATATACCTAATCACCCTCCTAGTTCCTTGTGTGTGATCTCTACGTTCCCCGGGGCGAAAATCGCACGCGCGGAGGACGACGAGCGGCGCGAAATCGAAGCGCTGAAGGCTCAGTACCCGCCGCACTCCGGCCGCACGGACTGGATCACGGCAGAGCACCACATCCGGCGGCAGATCGAGCGCGGCGCTACCTGGCAGCAGATGCACGAAGGCGTCCAGCGCTACGTGCGATTGGTCACTGCCACGAACCGGATGGTGCTGAACCCCGCCCGCTTTTTCGGCGACCCGGACGCACCCTGGTCGCAGCCTTGGCCGCTTCCTCCCACCAAGTCGGTCGCCGCGCAAAGCTCCAACATCGCAGCCGCGCAGGCGTGGCTCGCAGGGGATGGCAATGCAGCACAGTGACCGCGCCGAAATGGCCCGCATCCTGGTCGCGCTCGCCGAACTCAAACCCGGCGGCAAGATCACCCCGGAGGCGCTCGACATGTGGTTCGGAGCGCTCACCGACTGGACGATCGCGGAGTTCCGCCAGGCTGCCCAGCGACTGACGCTCACCGAGCAGTTCTTCCCGAACCCCTGGCACTTCCAGCAGCTGCGCCAAGCCGCGAATCGCGTCACCCCCGGGGAGGCCTGGGCGCTCGCGCTCGAGCACGTCCGCAAGGGCCGCCATCGCGACGGCCCTGCAGCGCCCGCAGACGTCGACCGTGCCGTTCGCGCGATCGGAGGGTGGCAGATCATCGGGCATGCCACCGACGAGGACCTGCGGTTCCTTGAGCGACGGTTCACGGCGAACTACAGCGAGATCCGCGAGGCGACCGACATCCGCGAGGAGCTGCCGGCGCTCGCCCGCGACAACCCGGTGAAGGCGCTGCTCGCCGGGATGCGGCGCAAGTGACGCTAGAGGCGCGCATCGATCGCGGGGAGGCATGGCTTGCCGGCCGCGTCGGCATCAAGACGCTCAACCAGGGGCTGACCACGCGCGAGTCGAGACGCGAGCACATCCGCACCGAGATTCGCGCCGGCGGTCTTGCGAACCTTGAGGCGGGCAAGCGAGCCGACGGCAGGACCGAGACCTACGCAAGCGCGTTCGAGCGACTGTTCGGCGAGCCGCTGTAACACCATCACCGAGGGGATTTCATGGCATACGACAACACCAATTCCGGCCTGCTCGCGAAAAACAAACGCAAGGAGAAAGACACCCACCCCGACTATTCGGGCAGCGTGAACGTGGACGGCGTCGAGTACTGGCTCTCAGGCTGGCTGAAGGTCGGCAGGGACGGCTCGAAGATGGCCGGCGAGAAGTTCTTTTCGCTGTCGTTGAAGCGCAAGGACGGGCAGTCCGCGGTTACGCCGGCGGCTGCTGCGCCTGCCCCGGCTGCGCCTGACTTCGACGACGACATCCCGTTCTGACCATGACGCCGCGGCGCTCTGGTCGACGTCTGAAGCTCACGATCGAGCAGGCCGCGGAGCTGCGCCAGCTGTACGCGCAGAGGCGAGCACTCCCTCCGCTGAAGGTGCTGGCTGCCGATCTCGGCATCTCCGTGCGGGAGGCCTATCGGCGAATCGCGCGGCCTGACGCTGAACCGCGCGCCGGGCTCACCAGCGAGGTCTGTCGACGGCTCGCGGATCACCACGCGCAGTACGTCCGCACGCCTTCGCTTGCCGGGCTTGCGAAGCGCTACGGCCTGAGCGTGACCGCGGCGCGCTGGTATGCGCAGGGGCTGCACAAGGGCTTGCCACGGGGTGACCTGTGAAGGCTCCCGCGCGGTATGCGCTCGGCCGGCTGAAGACCGGCGACATGAACCGCACCGAGGCGAAGTACGCCGCCGAGCTGGAGCTGCAGCGTGCGGCCGGCACGGTCGCCTGGTGGAAGTTCGAGGGCATCAAGCTGCGCCTGGCGGACGGGTGTTTCTACTCGCCGGACTTCGCCGTGATGCTGTCGGACGGCACGCTTGAGATGCACGAGATCAAGGGGTTCTGGCAGGACGACGCGCGCGTGAAGATCAAGGTCGCCGCGAGCCTGTACCCGTTCCGGTTCGTGGCGCTGACGCACAAGCGCGGCATCTGGCAGATCGAGGACTTCGGGTGACGACCGAGCGCGAGTTCGGGCGCTTCACCCAGTGCGAGCTGGATGCAGCGGTCGAGCAGGCGCTCGAGGAGCAGCGCGGCTCGCGCTTCGGGCTGGTGGTGGTGTGGCTTTTGGTAGGCGCAATTGGGGGGTGTCTATGGACGCTTGTTCTGGGCTATGGGTTTCATTGTTTCAACAGCAATCCAACGTGATCGAGTGGACGCGGGTCCGGCTCTCGCAGTGGGGCCGCTGGTGCCGGGGCGGAGTGCAGACCGGCTACCCGAGCCGCAGCGCGTTTGTGCGCGCCGGAGAAGGCGCCAGGGGCGAGGGGAGCGGGCCCGACTTGCCACCGTCCATCGAGGAGGTGGAGCGGGCCGTGCGGGCTTTGAGCGCGGAACTGCGGCAGGCGATCTATGCGGTCTATGTCTGGCGCGGCCCGTTCTGGGTGCGAGCGGTGCGAGTGGGTGCGAGCGAGCGCACGCTGCGGCGTCGGGTGAGGGAGGCGGAGCAGCGGGTAAATTTTGCGCTAACTAGTGCTTCAACCGTGGCCGCGGAATCGACACAATAGGCGCAGCGTCGCAGAACTGACGCTCTGAACCCCGCCCCTGTGCGGGGTTTTTCGTTTCTACGCCCGCGCCCGGCACACACCCCCTCGCGTATGCACCAGGCCGGTCCCCGCGGGCACCTCCTCGAGATCACCATGCCCATTGACCCCATTCTGCGAGTCAGCGACCCGCTGTGGGATGCCTTGCCTGCGGGCAGGGAGAAGGTCCCCGGGGCGCTCGGGGGCTTTGCCTCGACCACCGATGCCGCGTGGGCGGTGAAGGCGCGAGAAGTGCTCCCAGCGCTCGTGGCGCTGCACGATGCGGTGACCGCGTGCCTTGCCGCCGAGGGCAAGCTGATCGAGGACGCCGAGCTGGTGAAGGTGGCGCGGGAGCGCCTGGTCAAGGCGATCGCGGCGGTCGGCTGATGCAGATCCTGATCAAGCGCAAGGTCGACGGGCCCTCGGTGCCCGAGCTTGGCACCCCGACGAGCGTTACGTTCGAGTCGATCACGGTCCCGTTGAACCGCGCCTCGACCGGGCCTGCCGCGCTTGCGCAGTACGAGCTGCAGCGCAGCCTCGACGGCAGCACCTGGTCGACGATCGCCACGGGGCCTTCGATCTTCGGCAACCCTCCGGTGCAGTTTGTCGACGGCGGGCGCATCGCGCTCACGACGTACTACTACCGGGCGCGGGCGCTCGATGTGGCCGGGCGCGCCAGTGCGTACAGCGCGACGGTGAGCGCGACGACGGCGGCGACGATTGCGCCGAGCACGGCGCTGCTGTTTCCGCGCGTCGGGTCGTATTGGATTGGAAACTTTGATTACGAACTGACGAGCGTGCAGCAAGCTGCGGCACAGTTTGACTTGTTGATCTGGAACATGGCGGAGACTTGGGGCTCGTGGAAGCCCCAGCCGAGATCGTTTGCGGCGTGCTGCGCTGCGGTGAAAGCGATCAACCCGGCAATCAAGCTGTTCCAGTATGTGAACCCTTACGACATGTGGAGCCGATCGGTGCCGGCTTCTGATCCGAACCCGAACGCCGTCACAACTGGCATCTATCCTGTTATCGAATCGCTGGTGAGCTCTCGCAATTGGTGGGTGCGAAAAGAATGGCCAAGCGGCAGCCGAATCATTTCTCCCGATTACAACGCCTACTTGCTCAACCTTTCCATTAACGCGCCGTCAAATTCAAGCTCGTATTTGCTCAACGGAAAACGACCGATCGAGCATTTCCTGTCTACCTACATATCCGACATGTATGTGCAGGGCGTGTACCCGCAATACCACGCGGCGAATCCGCACCTTGATGGTTTTTTTGTCGACAACGTTTTAATCGAGCCGGCTCACCAAGGCGATTGGAACATGGATGGCACCACGGCACCGACCGAGGGCGGCATGGGTAAAAGCGACGTCTCGACGGCGCTTGCGTTTCGTCAAGGGCTTGCAGCCGGCGCGGATGCGTTGCGCGCGCAGTTTCCGAGCATGACGGTGCTCGGCAATTTGATTCCGTACACGTTCTCGGCCGGGTATGCGCGTCTCACGACAAACCCCGATCCAACGATGAGGAACAAATACGACGGCGCGCTGTTGGAGCACTGGTCGGGGGAATTTTACTCGCCTGAAACGTGGGGCGGGCCACGCGACATGATCAACGCCGCAAAAAGCCAGGCGAATCATCTGACGAAGCCTGATTTGCAGTTAATGCACTCGAGTCGCCGCTCAGGCTCGGAACTGTTTCAAGATATGCGGCAGGCAATATGTTCTGCGTTGGTTGTCAGTAACGGCCACATCGCGTATTCAAATAACAGCTTCGCCGCGACGGGCGCAACGAACGTGGGCGCTTGGTACGACGAGTACGGCAATTACGGCACGCTGCCGCGTTATTACCTTGGCGTGGCGGAAGATTTGCCCGTGACTTCCGAATCTCAAACGTGGACAAGCGGCGTTTACCGTCGGCGCTTTCAGAACGGCTGGGTGCTGTGGAACCCGAGAGGCAACGGCGTGCGCACCGTGAACCTGGGCCAGACCATGCGCAAGCTCCAAGGACGCAGCGGATTCTCTGACACGACCGTCAACAACGGCGCGCAGGTGACGAGCGTCACGCTGCAGGATCGGGACGGTCTCGTCCTGTTGAAGGTATAGCGCATGGCCGTCGAAACCGAAACGTTTACAGCGGCGAATGGCACCGACATCACAAGCGTCGGGTCGTCAATTTGGGCCTACGGAAACGGTAGCTCCGGAAAACTTTTTGTCACGGACAACCGAATCCGCTCGATACTCAACGAGAACATTGCGTGGTTTGCGCGACGAGCGGGGACATTTGCTGACGATCAATACGCGCAAATTAAACTAGCGAAGTTTGCTTCAAACTCCCGTATCGGTGTTTGCGTTAGAGCAAGCACATCAGGAACTTGCTATTTGTTGGTAACAAGCTCCTCTGCATATTTGCTCGTCAGGCGAATAAATTTCGATTATGTAGAACTGCGTACGGGAAGTTTGGCTTTCAGCGTCGATGACGTTTTGACTTTAGAGGCAAGCGGAACGACGCTTACCTGCAAGAAGAACGGGACGTCGTTCTGGACTCAAACTGATAGCAACATCGCAAGCGGCAATCCCGGCGTGGCGGATATTTCGGCTAACGCGTTGGACTTCACCGCCGGCGACGACTGGGAAGGCGGCGATCTGGTGACAGCCGCGCTGCAGAAGTTCCAGTACGACTGGCCCCACCAGTTGCACGCGCGCCGCTAGGGCGCAACGACACAACGTTCCACATGAAACCCGCTTCGGCGGGTTTTTTAGTTTAGGAGAGCAAGCATGAGCGTCGGACGCGTATACACGGTCGCCCTCGATGGCCTGACGGTCACGAACGATTCGAGCCAGGACGTCTGGGAGATGGTGAACGGTGCGGGCGTTGCCTGCGTGCTGCTCGGGTTCGAGCTGTACAGCGCGACGACCAGCGACGAGCGCGTGAAGCTCACGCTGCTGCGCCGCACCACCACGGGCTCGTCCGGCTCGGCGGCGACCGAGAACCCACTCGACGGGGGAAACACGGTCACGGCAGCCTGCGCGGTCAACACTCTGGTGACGACTCAGGGCAGCGCAGGCGCGGTGCTCGCCGGGTTGTATTGGTCGCAGCTCTCGCCGCTGATCTACCTGCCGACCCCCGAGGAGCAGATCGTGATCCCGCCCTCGGGCAGGCTTGCGCTCGCGCTCGGCACGGCGGTGGCGGCGAGCCGCACCTGGTCGGGCAGCCTGCGCTGGATGGAGGTCGGCTAAGATGGCGCAGGGTGACGTGACGCTGTTCCACGAGTTCAAGGAGGACGTGGGTCAGAAGATTCACAACCTCTCCTCGGACACGTTCAAGGTCGGGCTCGTCACGAACGCCGTCACGCCCGCCGCGGGCACCTCCGACCCTCGCTGGGGGGCGGGCGGCAGCACCAACTTGTCGACGTCTCAGGTGACCCCGGGCGGCAACTACGCCACTGGCGGCCCGACGCTCGCCAGTAGCAGCTGGAGCGAGACGGCAGGCACAGCCACCTTCGATGCGGCCGACGTCAGCATTGCGCAGAACGCTAGCAACCCCAACAACGCGCGCTGGGCGATCATCTACAACGACACCTCAGCCGGCAAGGAAGCGCTGGCGTTCCTCGATCTGGGTGGGGTAACCGACCTGACGGCCGGGAATCTCGCGGTGACGTGGAACGCAAGCGGGATTTTCTCGCTTACCTGATGGCGTGGCAGACGCACCACGCCCGCGAGCGCGACGAGGCGCTGCGGTTGCAACTGCGAATCGAACGCCTCGAGGCGGCGATCGCGAAGATCGGCCCGCCGAAGCGGGAGGAACTGGTCGCGGAGCTCGAGAGGCTGCGCCGTGAGGCACATATTCCGCCGACCGTTTGACCTCGCGCAGCGGGTACGCCGGGAGGCGTTCCGCGCCTCGCAGGGCGTCGTGCAGCTCAGTACGTCGTCCGCTGCATTCACGGCGCACGGCGCAACGATTACCTCCGTTTCGGTGGTCACGGAGACGCGGCTCGGTCGCGTCACCCGGTACAGCTCAGGCGGAGTGTTCCGCGCCCGTTGGCCGTATGCGCAGCATTTTGCGAAGGTGCTGCTGACCTACGCGGACTCGGACGCCATCGACAGCGCCTCGGCGAGCGCCGCTCTGGTGACTTACGTCGCCGAAATCCGGGTCGGCAGCAGCTTCGGCGCAACGATCGACGCCGGAGTGGCAACGGGAACGTTCGCGACCTTCGGTGCGGAGATTACAGGCGGCAGGCGCGACCCGCTCGAGGACGCTGTGGGCTCTCTGACGACGTATCAGGCGAGCATCGCCCGCACCGCAGGCCTAGGGGTGAGTCGCACGGGGCACGTTTCCGCGACCCCCACCGGGCCGTATACGAGAGGCTCAAGCCGCGGACGCCCTGCGCGTCGGCCGCCGCCTATTGGAACCATCACCAAGCTGAAATAGGCCGACCAACCCGAAAGGGAGTCGGATCGCCATGATTAAAAACCGACACACTGCCGGAGCGCCGAAAGGCAACCGCAACGCCGCGAAGGACCGCTGGTTCCGCGCCGCGATCCTTGACGAGCTGGGCTCAACCCCCGAGAAGCGCCACGCCAAGCTGCGGATCATCGCCAGGCGCTTCCTGGTCGCCGCGCTCGAGGGCCCGATGGACGGGGAGGGTTACAAGGCGATCGTGGAACTCTGGGACCGCCTCGACGGCAAGGCCGCCCAGGCGCATCACATCGGAGACGCGGACGGCAATGCCCTTCCGCCGTTCGTATGGCCGCTGCCGCAGACGACCTTAGACCAGCCCAAGCCGTAGTCTACGAGCCGCGGGCGGCGTTCCTGCCGTTCCACCTGCGCTCGGAGCGCTGGGCGGTGCTCGTGGCGCATCGGCGCGCCGGCAAGACAGTGGCGTGTGTGGCGGAGCTGATTACGCGGGCGCTCGCCACGCCGAAGACCAACGCCCGGTACGCCTACATTGCGCCGTATCGGGAGCAGGCAAAGACGGTCGCGTGGGAGTACCTCAAGCATTATGCGCTGCCCGTGACCGTCGACCCGGAGACCGACTTTCGCGAGTCGGACCTGACGGTGCGGCTGTTCAACGGCTCGGTGATCCGCCTCTACGGGGCGGACAACCCGAACGCGCTGCGTGGCATCTACCTCGACGGGGTGGTGCTGGACGAGTTCGCGGACATGCGCCCCGAGCTGTGGCGCACGGTCATCCGGCCGGCGCTCAGTGACCGCAGGGGCTGGGCGGTGTTCATCGGGACACCCCGGGGGCGGAACGAGTTCTGGCAGATCTACGACAACTCGACGCGCGACGAGGCGTGGTTCTCGCTGCTGCTCAAGGCCAGCGAAACGGGGCTGATCGCCGCGGACGAGCTCGCGGATGCGCGCAAGAGCATGACCGCGAACGCGTTCGAGCAGGAGTACGAGTGCTCGTTCGATGCCGCGATTATCGGCGCGATCTACGCCAAGGAGCTGCTCGGGGCGAGGGCGCGCGGGAACATCGGCCGCGTGGCGTATGACCCTACGAAGCTGGTGCATACGGCCTGGGACATCGGCTACGGCGACAGCACGGCAATCTGGTTCTGGCAGCCGATCGACGGCGAGCTGCGGCTGATCGACTACTACGAGGCGAACGGCGAACCGATCACCAGCTACATGCAGGTGCTCGCAGGCCGCGGCTACAAGTACGACACGCTGTGGATGCCGCACGACGCGGAGAACAAGAGCATCGTGAGCGGCCAGAGCGTGTGCGACATCCTGCGCAAGGCAGGGTTCCGCGTGCGCATGGTCCCGAAGCTCTCGCTTGAGGACGGCATCAACGCCGCGCGCCTGGTGTTCGGCCGGGTGCGCATCGACGAGACACGCTGCGCCGCCGGGATAGAGGCGCTGCAGCACTACCGGTGGGGCTGGAATGACCGGCTCGATGAGCCCAAGCCCACCCCCATTCACGACTGGTCGTCACACGGTGCCGACGCCTGGCGCTACTTCGCGCTCGCCGCCAAGGCCGAGCCGGAGAAGCGCGAGAAGCCCCTGCGCATCGACACACGCGGAATCGTTTAATGCCTGATTTCGACAAACTGCTCTCAGCGATCGACGCCGCGGAGGAGTACGCCTACGGCGGCACCTCCGAGAGCGAGCTGGCGGACGAGCGCGACCTGGCGATCCGTCTGTACCTCGGCAAGGACGTCGACCCCGCGCCGCCCGGGCGCTCCTCTGTGGTGGACCGCACCACGTTCGAGACCGTGCAGTGGATACTGCCGAGCCTGTGCCGGATCTTCGCCTCGGGCGAGGACATCGTGGAGTTCATTCCGATGGGCCCCGAGGACGAGGCGGCCGCGAAGCAGGAGGGCGAGTACCTCAATTACCTCGTCACGCAGCGCAACAAGTGGTTTGAGATTTGCAACGAGTGGTTCACCGACGCCCTGCTGACCAAGAACGCCTACTGCTGGGCCTATATCGACAAGACCCGGCACGTCGAGATCGAGCGCTACGAGCGCCAGACGCAAGAAGGTCTTGCGATGCTCATGCAGGGCGAGGGCGTGGAGCTGGTGGGGGCGAACCCCTCGGATGAAACCGGCCAGCTGTACGACATCGAGCTACGGCGCACCAAGGAGCGCCGGCAGCTGGCGTTTCAGGTCCTGCCGCCTGAGCGGGTGAAGGTCTCGCACAACACGCCGAGCTTCAGCCTCCGCGGCTGCGACTACTTCGAGTACTGGGACTACAAGACGATCTCCGCGCTGCGCGCTGAGGGCTACGACGTCGAGGACGACATTCCGGACGACGTCGAGGGCGACGCGCTCGAGGACGATGCGCGCGACCAGTACAACGAGAACACCGCCGCTTCGATCGACCTGCAGGGCGTCTCCAGCCCCGAGATGCGCCGGGTCCGCGTGCGCTGCGTGTGGATACGCCACGACTACGACGAGGACGGCATCGCGGAGCTGCAGTACGTCCTGCGGGTGGGCAGGAAAGTGCTCTACCGCGAGGAGTGCAGCCGCATCCCGGTCAGCTCGATCGTGCCGAACCCGCTGCCGCATCGGCACATCGGGCTGTCGGTTGCCGACCTCACGGGCGACATTCAGCGCATCAAGAGCGCGATCCTGCGCCAGGCGCTCGACAACCTGTACTTCGCGAACAACCCCGCCATCGCGTTCGACAAGAACACGGTCAACCTCGACGACGTGCTGACCTCGCGCCCCGGGCAGCGCATCCGCGTCGATGGCCCCCCGGGGGCATCCTTCCTGCCCGTCACCACGCCGTTCGTGTTCCCCGCTGCGATTGACGCGCTCGGGTTCATGGAGCAGATCACCGAGGGGCGCACGGGCGTCAACAGGTACTTCCAGGGCTCGGACCAGAACACGCTCAACAAGACCGCCTCGGGTATCCAGCAGCTCTCGACGATGGCCGCCCAGCGCGTCGAACAGGTGGCGCGCATCTTCGCCTCCGGGATCGAGGAGCTGTTCAGCATCGCGCACGAGCTGGTGCTCAAGACCGGCCACCAGGCCGAGGTGGTGCGCCTGCGCGGGCAGTGGGTGAGCGTCGACCCCTCGCAGTGGAAGACCCGCAACGACATGCGCATCAGCGTCGGGTTCGCCGCGGGCAACAAGGACGCGATGGTCAGTCGGCTGATGATGATCGCGCAGCTGCAGGAGAAGGCGATGGCGGGCGGCTTGCCGATCGTCAACGCGCAGAACCTCTACCAGACCGCGCTCGAGATCACGAAGGCCGCGGACTTCAGCGCCCCGCAGCGGTTCTGGACCGACCCCTCGCAGATGCCGCCCCGCCCGCCGCCGCAGCCTGACGTAACGGTGATGGCCGCCGAGCAGATGCGCTCGCAGACGCTGCTGCAGAAGGCGCAGCTCGACAACCAGACCAAGCTGCAGATCGCAGCCGCGGACCAGCAGACCGAGCTGGTAAAGATCGACGGCGCTGCGGCGTCCGAGGACAAGCGGATCAGCAACAACCCCAAGGTCATCGAGGCGAAGACGCAGGAAACCGAGTCGAAAGCTATGGTTGAATTTGTCGGCACGCTCATGCAGTCGCAGACGCAGCAGACCGAGACGATCATGCGGGCGCTGCAGGAACTTTCTCAGGCCGTGCGCATGGTCAGTGCGCCGCGTGAAGCCCTGCGCGACGGCGCGGGACGCATCGTCGGGTCTCGCCCGATCACCGACGGGAACGCGTAACCGTGGCCGATAACGCAACGCTGCCGGCAACTGGCGAGGTTGTCGCGACCGACGACGTCGGCGGCGTTCAGTACCAGCGAATGAAGCTGTCGGACGGCGAGTCAGATTCGGCTGTTCACATGCGCGTCCGCACTGTGCACCCGAACTTCGGAGACGCCGGCGCGGTCGTTCGGCAGGCGCCGGCCGATATTTGGGAATCGTCGTTCAGCCGAGTTGGCTCGGCGCTCATGGAGACCGAAAAATTCACGCAGCGCCGAGCGGGGACGGGCGTCGGCGTGTCCCAGGCCTCGGGCAGCCTTTTGCTGACGACCGGCACGACCGCGAACAGCGAATACCTCGCGCGCTCCGTCGCGTCGTGGCGCGGAGCGTTTACTGCGCGTTACAAGACAATCTTGTCGCAACGCATCGCAAACCAGAACTTTGTGATGCTGCTTGCCGATCTTGTCGGTGGGGGCCTGTCGACTACGATCAACAGCGCGACGAGCATCACGGTCACAAAAACCGCGCACGGCTTCAATGCTGCAAATGTCGGCCAGTCGATGTACGTCGGCGCGATCACTGGTGCAAACGGCGTCCCGGGTCGCTATGCCATTGCATCGGTGCCAACGGTTGACACGATCACGTTCACGGTTGCGGGCTGGCCGGCGTCCGGCTCATGCACGGTCGACCTGTTCGGGCGGAATTTTGTCCGCTCCTCGTACAGCGGCACGACGGCCACGGCATCTGGAGTTGACGCGCAGCGCAACGGGTGGAACTCGGGCGACACGACGGCGACGATCAACACGACTGCAAGCCCCGGTCATGTGATGCAGGTCTATGCTGACGGACGGAACGTCAACTGGGCCGACACGCTTGTTGCGTCGGCGACAGCGCCGACGGCGACCTCTCGCGCGTCTCGCATCGAAGCAACCCCGGAAGACGACGTAGAGCTTTACTGGTTCATCTGGCTGTTCAACGGCTCGACAGCACCGGCCTCTACGACGACCTGGACAATCGGCTTCTGTTCCATCGAAGACAACGCGAACGTCCCGACTTACATCGCCGGAGTGCGGCCACTCGGTTCGCAGGCCCCGCTGCCGGTCTCGCAGGTCGGCACAGCAACCGTAACGTTTACCCAGCCCGCGCTTGTCGCCGGCTCTGCTTTGTTCGGCGACGTCGCCCAACAGTATCGCGGGAGCGCAACGGGCGCGGCGTCGGGCACTCACCTAATTTCTGCGGCGACGACAAACCCGACCGTCGTCAAAGCAGGCGCGGGGCGCCTTCTCGGCTACGTGCTGGCGAATAATGCCGCGACGATGGTCTACGTCAAGTTCCACAACCAGACAACGACGCCGACCGCCGGGACGGGCGTTGTGCGCTCGGTCGGCATCCCGGCGGGCCGCACCATTGCGTTCTCCCTTGAAGGCGGCATCGCGTTTTCAACCGGCATCGCGCTCACAACCGTGACCGGCGCTGCAGACGCCAACAACACCGCGGTCGCGCTGAACGACATCGTCGGCGACATTTTCTTTGCGTGACCCGTGAAAGTTCTAATTTCAATTGACACGGCGCTGCATGGCGAGCCTTTGCAGGCCGGCCAGCGCGCGATTGTTTCAGACACAGACGGCGCGTCGCTGATCGCGCTCGGCGCAGCGACGGAACTGATGGAGGACGAGCACGGCGGCTTTGCAGTGCCCATGCAAACGGGGGCGGAATGAGCCTGCTGCTGCTATTCAATCAGGGCGCAGCGACCGAAATCGTCGAGTCGCTGATTGCGCACGCCGGCGGGCGGGCAAGTCGATCGCGCCGGTACTGGGTCGAGATCAACGGGCAGATCGTCTACGTCAACACCCCGGCGGAAGCCCAGCAGCTGCTGCGGCAGTTCGAGGAGCGCGCGCCGCGGGAAGCTAGGCGGCAAGCGGACAAGCTGGTTGCGCGGCGGACGGCCTCGGTGCGCAGCCTCGGGCAAGTGGAGCCGGTGCAACTGGCGCCGCCGACCTTGCGCACGAACCTTCCCGAAAGCGACGCGCTGCGGGATGCCCGAGCGCTGATCGAGACCTTGTATCAGAACGCCGCACGCCGCGCGACGGCCGCTCTTGAAGCGGAGCTTCGCCGCTGGCTGCAGGATCAAGACGACGCGCAGACGCTGATCGCGCTGGGAGATTTATGACCGACATCACCGAACAGCTCGAGCGCGCCGCAAACGCCAAGCGCCTGCTCGACAGCCCCGCGCTGCAGGCGGCCTTCGCTGAAGTACGCGAAGCAATCGTTCACCGCATCGAGCAGTGCCCGATGCGCGACACCGAAGGCGCGGAGAAGCTCCGCATCATGCTCAAGCTCTTGAACGACGTGAGAGCCAACCTGGAAGGGGCGATCAGTGACGGCAAAGTCACCCAGTTCCGCCTTAGCCAGGACGAGCAGGACAAGAAGCGTCGGTTTTCACTTTTCAGGTAACACACCATGCAGACCAGCGACCAGCCCGCACCCGCTGCGGAGTCGCCCAGTATCTCTGACCGTATCGGCGCCCTGTTCGAGGGAGCGCCGCTGCGCAAGGAGAACGCTCCGGCACCACGCGACGACGCCCCCGATCACGATCAACCCTCCGAACCGAGCGATGCAGCACCCGATGACCCGAGCGCCTCTGAAGGCGCGCCGGGGGAGTCAACTGCGCCGCAGTACGAGGAAATCGACTACGAGGGCGAACGGTACAGCGTCCCGCCGAAGCTGAAAGATGCCATCCTCCGGCAGTCGGACTACACGAAGAAGACGCAGGAGGTGGCCGAGCAGCGACGTCTGGTGGACTACCAGGCCAAGCAGCTCGCGCTGGCGGAATCCGAGCGCAAGTTTGCCGACCTCGTTCGCGACGAGGTTACGCAAGTGGCAACGCTCGACTCGACGCTGAAGCAGTACGACCAGCTCGACTGGCGGAGCCTCAGCACCGACGAGATGATCCGCTACAAGATGGAGATGGACCAGCTCAAGGAGCGCAAGGGCGCCCTCGAGCGGCAGGTGCAGGGCAAGCACCAGCACTGGTCGGGCGAGGTTCAGCGCGCCCATGCCGACCTTCTGAAGGCAGGCATGGAAGCGGTGCGCAAGGCGATCCCCGGATTCAGCGAGGCGACGGTGCAGGAGATCAAGGAATTCGCCATCTCGGAGGGCTACTCCGCCGAGGAAGTGGGGAACATTCTCGATCCACGCTACGTCAAGACGCTGTACGAGGCTGCGCAGTACCGCAAGCTCCGCACCAGTGCCCCCGCGGCTCGCGCCGCAGCCCAGAAGGCGGCCCCGATTGGCAAGGTTAACCCTGCCAACCCGATGGCCTCCGACACACGCAATTACCTCAACTACCGCAAGGCGCTTCAGAAAGCAGGCCCGCCGGGATCGCGTCAGCGACAGGCGATTGCCAAGGATCGCATTGCGGACATTTTCGGGAGATAAGACATGGCTATTGTTTCCGGTACTACGTGGACTCGCGCCACGGCCAACTCGCTCACCTACGGCTCGAATGCGAGGGAAGACCTCGAGGACGTCATCTGGGAGCTGGACCCCATGGACACCTGGGCGCTCACCAACCTGGAGAAGGTCAAGGCGTCCGCGACCTACCACGAGTGGCTCTCCGACGAGCTGGCCGCCGCGGCTTCCAACCTCGTGCGCGAAGGCGACGAGGCGGGCTTCGTGACCGCGACCCCTGCCCGGCGCATGGGCAACTACATGCAGATCAGCAACAAGACCTTCATCGTGTCCGACACGCTCGAGGTCGTGGAGAAGGCGGGCCGCAAGACCGAGACCGGTCGCCTCGGCACGAAGCTGCTTAAGGAGCTGAAGCGTGACATGGAGTTCGCGCTGGTGCGCAACCAGGCCTCCTCGCTGGGCGCGGACGCGACCGCGCGCGCCTCGGCGGGCATGGAGAGCTGGATCGCCGGTGGGACGGCCACCACGGCGGGCACGCTCGCCAACGTGGTGACCGCGACCACGAACGGGGCCAGCCACACCACGATCGGGTTCGCCTCCGGCCAGGTGACCGCCCCGACCGACGGCACCACCGGTGCGCTGACCATCGGTCAGCTCAACGCGGCGCTCGGCGGTTCGTGGGAGGACGGTGGCGATCCGCGGGTAATCCTCGTGGGCGCTCGGCAGAAGAACGTGATCGACAACTTCTCGGGTATCGCGACCCGGTTTGTCGACACCTCGCCGCGCGCGCAGGCGCCGATCGTGGGGGCGGCCAACATGTACGTGTCGAGCTACGGCTCGCCGCACATGGTGGTGCTCTCGCGCTACGTCCGGGACAGCGTCGTGCTGTGCATCGACCCGGACTATTGGGCGGTGGCCTTCCTGCGCAAGCCGCAGATGAAGGACCTCGCCAAGACCGGCGATGCGACCAAGAAGCTGCTGGTGACCGAGTTCGGCCTCGTGTGCCGCAACGAGAAGGCCAGCGCGAAGGTCGTCGGTTGCGCTTGATGTGACCCCTCAATGGGGGCGGGGACTGCACACCCGCCCCTGTTTTTCGCTGTGATCGTCATCGTCGGACATGGCCCGTCGATCAACGTGTGCCTCGGGCACCTCATCGACCGCCACCCCGTCGTGCGTCTCAAGCACGGCCTGACCAAGCACCAACCGCGCGAGCACTTCGGCACGCGCACCGACTACATCTGCGGCCGCTCCGAGCTGTACCGCCCACGGGGCATCCCGTTCTGGCTGTTCAGCGACCGCTCGCCGTGGATCACCTACTACGCGCAGTTCAAGCCGCGACCGTGGAAGCCCTCGCATGGGCTCTCGGCGGTGTTCTGCGCCATCGAACACCTGAAGGCACGCGAGATCGCCCTGATCGGGTTTGACCGCGTGCTGCACCCCTGCGATGACAACTCGCAGAAGTGGAACGACACCCCGGGCCCGCCGAGGCGGTGGGCCCATGACCAGAGAGCCGAGAACGAGTGTCTGCGCTCGCTCGGCGTGACCATCATCGACTTCGCGAGGGAATATGGCTCAGTTCCTGGATTATGACCCGCTGCGCGGCGTCGCCCAGTACGAGGCGCGCACGCAGGGCGGCAACCTGCAGCTGCACTACCGGCAGGACGTCGAGCCGATCCTCGAGCTCGCCAAGTACGAGCGGGACCACGGCCTCGGCGATTCGGCCACCAAGAAGCAGGACATTCACCTTTACGCGCGCATCCCGCCCGTGGTGATCCTGAAGCTGAAGTACGAGTACGGCGTCGACATCTTCAACCGCGACCACCTCAAGCGGGCGATGCGGCTGATCGACGAGCATTTCCCGTACGTGAAAACCACGAACAAGACCCACCGCCTGCGCAACTGACCATGGCGAAGGTGATGCAGGTGCAGCCCGCGAAAGCGGAGGAACGACGGCTCGCGCGAGCGAAGAAGCTGCTGTCGGCGGGGGAGATCGACCAGGCGTTCGAGCTGGTTGAGTCGGTGCTGCGCGAGGACCCGGACGACGCGCAGGCGCTGGTGATTGCCGCCGAGGCGCTGAAGAAGGCGAAAAAGCTGCCGATCGCGTACTCGCTGGCGGCACGGGCGGCGCAGCTGCGGCCCGAGCGGGCGGAGACGTGGGGCGCGCAGGGGCACGCCGCGCAGCAGCTGTGGCGCCTAGACGAGGCGATTGCCTGCTACCGCAAGGCGCTGCAGCGGGCGCACACGACCGCGCTTAAGGCGCTGTACACCAACAACCTTGCCTCGGTGTACCTCGACGCGGGGGACTTCCGCAAAGCCGAGGCGCCCGCCCGTGAGGCGATCGCGCTCGACCCGGTGGACGTCAGCCCCCGCCACAACCTCGGGCTGTCGCTGCTTGCACAGCGGCGCTGGGAGGAGGGCTGGGCCGCGTATAGCGCGAGCATCGGGAGCCCTTCAAGGCTGAATGTGAAATACCTGCCCGAGCCCGAACCGACGTGGGACGGCACCCCCGGGCAGACGGTGGCGATCTACGGGGAGCAGGGGCTGGGCGATGAGATCAGCGCCGCCTCGATGCTGCCGGATGCAATCCGCGACTGCCGCAAGGTCATCGTGGACTGCGACCCGCGGCTTGCGCCGCTGTTCCGCCGTTCGTTCCCCGAGGCTGCGGTGCATGGCACCCGCCAGTCGAAGGCGCTGGACTGGCCCGAGGAGGACCGCGCGCTCGATGCCAGCGTCGCCGCGTTCGAGATCGGCCGCTTCTACCGCAAGAGCGACGCGGAGTTCCCCGGTACGGCGTACCTGACCCCGTGCCCTGACCGCACTGCGATGTGGAAGTCCTTGTTTGCGAGCAAAGGCAAACCGGTGATCGGCGTGGCGTGGTCGGGCGGGACCTGGGCGAACGCCGGCCGGCACCGGCAGATGCCGCTCGCGGAGTGGGCGCCGCTGTTCGAGGCCGTCGATGCGCACTGGGTGAGCCTGCAGTACAAGAGCGCCGCCGCCGAGATCGCCGGCACCCCGGTGGTCGAGTACCCCTACGCCACGCTCACGAAGGACTACGACGACACCGCCGCGCTGGTGGCGGCCTGCGACCTCGTGATCTGCGTGCAGACCTCGGTCGGTCACCTCGCGGGCGCGCTGGGCGTCCCCGCTTGGGTGCTGGTGCCGAAGCAGACTCAGTGGCGCTACGGCGAGGACTACACCGACACGCCCTGGTATCGCTCCGTGAAGCTCTACCGAGCCCGCACGGGCTGGCCCATTCAGACCCTGACTGCCGACCTCCGGAGGCACTTTGCTCATCTCTGACGACTACCGCGCCGCGCAGGAAGACATGCACGCGCGCTACACCTACGGCGTCGCCAGCATCAAGCGCGCCCCGCTCGTGACCGAGATCCTCAACCGGCTGGAGATCACGCACCTCCTCGACTACGGCTGCGGCAAGCACACCAACCTGCTGAAGCACATCAAGCCGAAGCACAAGCTCACATACCAGGCCTACGACCCGGGCGTGCCCGACTTCGCCGGGGAGCCGATCCCGGCGCAGATGGTGGCCTGCATCGACGTGCTGGAGCACATCGAGCCCGAGCTGCTGGACAACGTGCTCGACCACCTGCAGTCGCTCACCGAGCTGGTGGTGATGCTCACGATCGACAGCGGCCCGGCGGGCAAGGTGCTCTCGGACGGGCGCAATGCGCACCTGATTCAGGAACCGATGGCCTGGTGGTTGCCGAAGCTCTCCGCCCGGTGGGACCTGCAGAGCGTGCAGAAGATCAGCGACCACAGCTTCTACGTGATCGGGTACTGCCTGCCGCGCTCGATCGAGGGCGTGGACGGGGAGAAGCTCGCCTCGTGATTACCGCATTCGTGGGGTACGACCCGCGCGAGGCGGCCGCGTACCATGTGTTCTGCCAGAGCGTGATCGAGCACGCCTCGGTCCCGGTGCGCTTCGTGCCGCTGCATCGCCCGATGCTGCAGAACTTTGACGGCCAGAGAGACGGCAGCAACGCATTCATCTTCTCGCGCTTCCTGATCCCCGAGCTGATGAACTTTGCGAATGAGTGGGTGGCGTTCTTCGACGGCGACATGGTGATGCGCGAGGACATCGCGACGCTGTGGGCGCAGCGCTCGGTCAACAAGGCGCTGATGGTCGTGCCGCACGCCTACGAGACGGCGCACCCGCGCAAGTACATCGGGAGCCCGCTGGAGTCGATCAACGTCGACTACCCGCGCAAGAACCAGTCCTCGGTGATGCTGTGGAACTGCGGGCACTACGCGCACCGCATCCTCACCCGGCAGTTCCTCGAGGAGGCGGGCGGGGCGTTCCTGCACCGTTTCCAGTGGTTGCGGGACGATCAGATCGGGCACCTCGGCGACGAGTGGAACCGGCTCATCGGGGAGCAGGAGAGCGACGGCGCGGCGCTGCTGCACTACACGCTCGGGGTGCCGGGCTTCGCTCACTACCGCGACTGCGACGGCGCCGCGCAGTGGCACCAGACGCTGACCCGCGCCCTGCGCATCGAGGGACGCTCGCCGCCCGACATGGTCGCGGACGCGTTCAACAGGAGCTGACATGGCCGTCATCACGAACTACGAGACGCTCGGGACCGCGATCGGGGACTACCTCGCCCGCGATGACCTGGCCTCGTTTGCGCCGAACTTCATCCAGAACTGGGAGGAGCGCTTCTACCGCCAGCCGCTGAACTGGGCGAACTGGATGGAGAGTGCGACCTCGTTATTGACGACCGCCGCGACCGTGCCGGCGGACTTTCTCGGCATCAAGTACGCCACCCTGACCTCGAGCCCGCCGCTGCAGCGCGTCTCCTCACAGATGCTCTACGCGACCTGGCCGCGCGGCATCCCCGGCAAGCCGCGCATGATTGCTCGCGATGGGACGTCGTTCGTGTTCGGCCCTGAACCGGACGGCGAGTACACGCTGACCCTGCGTTACTTCGCGAAACCGCGAGCCCTCAGAGATCCGCTCCTGCAGGACGGCAGCAACTGGTTGACCACGAACGCGCCCGACCTGTGCCTGTACGGGGCACTGCTCGAGGCCGAGTCGTTCCTGAAGAACGACAGCCGAATCGCGGTCTGGAGGGACTTCTACACCGACGCGTTGGCGGACTACCGCGACCAGTGGAAGGAAGATGAGTTCGGGGGGTCGCAGATGGTGGCGACGCTCGGATGAGCATCGGCGTCGTCAAGTTCGCCGAGTGGCTGCCCGACCTCCCGGCGCTCGACAACCCCGGGATGACCGAGGCGAAGAACGTCATTCCCTCGGACAGCGTCTACAAGAGCTTCCTGCCCGTCACCGGGATTGGCGACGCCCTGACCGCAGCCCCCATGGGCGGGGTGAGTGCGGTCGACACCTCGGGCGCCGGGTACTTCTACATCGGCACGAAGCAGAAGATCTTCGTTCGCGCCGGCTCAGGCTGGGCGGATCGCTCGAGCGCGACCTACACCACGGCGGACGAGGGCTATTGGTCGATGGCCCAGTACGACGACCTGGTGATCGCCACGAACTACAACGATGTCCCGCAGTGCGGCACCGCAGGCTCCGCGGCGACCTTCGGGGCGCTGGCCGTGTCGGGCACCGCCCCCTCGGCGCGCTGCGTCGGGGTGATTGGCCGGCATGTGGTGCTCGGGGACACGAACCTCACCGCACCGGCGCAGAATCGCGTGCAGTGGTGCGCCATCGACGACCCGCGAAACTGGCCCACCCCGGGGACCACCACCGCGCAGAGCGTGCAGTCCGGCGAGCAGTACATGAACGCCGCTTACGGCCCGGTCACGGCGATCGTCGGCGGGGAGAGCTACGGGCTCATCTTCCAGCGCAACGGTATCTCCCGTATGGCCTACGTCGGGGGCAATGTCGTCTTCCAGTTCGACACGATCGAGCGGGCCAGAGGCGCCCTGTTCCCGAACGCCGTGGTGCAGTTTGGAAGGTTGTCGTACTTCATCTCAGGCGACGGGTTCTACGTCACTGACGGAATCGACGTCAAGCCGATCGGCTCGCAGAAGGTCGACAACTACTTCGGCGACACGGTCGACACGACCTACAAGCACCGGGTGCGCGGCGCGATCG